AATTAGTAGGCTCTTTCGCTGTGATTGTAAGAGCCATTTGATTTAGAATGGCACTTGGTTGCCGTCTGCGTCCACCTCGACCTTAGTGGCCGTGGACTTGCCAGCAGCGGTAGCAAACTCCTTGGAAGCACGAATCTTTTCCTGCAACCAATCGGGCATATCGTTAAACTGCCCACCCTCACCCTGCTCGATCTCGTAGTACAACTGATCGTTGGTGGTGGTAGCTGGTGCTTTCATACCCTTGGGCAGTTTGGATGCACCTGCGATGGCGCAATACTGCCGACCCTGCTGGCTGGTCTTGTGGATCAGCGTCAGCATAGCTGGCTTGCCAAGAAGGTTCTTCAAGCTGAATGCTTGGAGTTCCTTGGATGTGAAGGTCTGGCCTCTCCACTGCTCAAGCAGTTTACGCAGGCTGGCTTTCTCGCCAAGGCTGCGGGTCTGCTCGATGGAAACGACCATAGGCTTTTGCACTGTGGTGCGTTTGCCATTCTCCTCGACCTCGAACTCATCGGTTTGATCGGGCAACTCAAAGGTCAAGCGGACTTTGGGTGTCCACTTCTCCTGGTTGTCCCAATTGGTTTTCTGGTGACCTAGGTCGACTAGGCTGTAAAGAACGCCTACGGTTGCTCCAGCTTCGGGCAACTTGCGTTCCATCTTCTGCGATTCACTTATGGTTAATGCCATTGTAGTATCTCCTTTATTTATTTGGGTTTAGTTTTGGTTGTATGTATGGGGTAAGTTCTTCTTGATTGTGTACCCAAAATCCAGCACCGACTGTGGTTGACATAGGATTGCTGGGTACATATTCGATCTTCACATTGGCAGGCGCGATCTGTCGAGCTAATTCGCACACGCTGTCGGCGGTCATTATGACTAGCCACTCTTTGCGTCCGTTACGGCGAAAGAATACTGCTGGGATCTTGCCCTTCGGACAATCACGCTTGGACTGCTCCATCCACTCTTCGGGCTTGAGGGCTTGGCAACGCTTGCCTTCGATATGAAATGGGAAGTTCTCGCAGACTACATCACCGCTACCGCCCTCTGGATTGCCTGCGAACTGTTGGCTACGGCGAGCCTTCTGCCAGCCCTGCTCCCGCAGGTAGTTTGCTAATTCTCGCTCACCTGCTGCACCTTTAGCCCGACTATTGATTTTGCCCATCCATCGGGTTTAGCTGTCAACCCACGATGGTGTCGATATATATTTTAATCTATTTCAGTTCCGCCAAGTCTTATTAGCTCTGCTAATATCCTCATTAAATCGTCTAATCATTGCCATCATAGTCAGCTTTTCTACGATCTTCTTGTTCTTCTTCACCCAAGCCACAGCTTCATCAAAGGATTCCATGTCCTTTAGACCTTCCTCGAACTTAGCCCAAGCTTCTTTCTCGTTCACAAGCTTTGGAATACACGCCAGTTCTGGCCTGTCGATGGGCAAAGTTTAGTTGTTATGCTTTTGCACTTGGCGATGGGTAACAGCCAGAATAGGTCATCGTTCATGCCCCAGCAGGCAACGTAATCCACGCCACTGATGGCGCGCTTTGGGATATTAAACCCATTGCCACTGCTGGTAGTGAAGCGATACTTGGTGCGCCCTGCCTCTATGGTTTGGGCGGTCTTAACTTGGATGCGGTAAAACTTATTATTCTTCTCTGCTACCACATCGTACCCAGCAAAATCCTCATAAGGCGTAAGCACGTTGTACCCGCAGCGCAACAACGCGCCAGTAACGCGAGCGACCCCTACTGCTCCAACTTGGCGTGATGTTAATTTCATCCTTGACGGCATTCGGTTTGTGCTAGAGACTTTTTCCTATGAAAGCAATAACAATGATAACACTGACGGCGATGCTGATGGCATCGGTGATGGCGGATGACTTTGATGGCGGAGTATATGATTCTGGATACGCCGTGTTTAGTGGTGGCAAAGGATTGGCTATAACATCCAATGGATTGATAGTGGATAATGGCATACTCAAGCAAACCCCAAATGGATGTTATTCTTCATGTGGCGATGTTTATTATGGCGGGAATGAGATTGTGACAAAAACTGGATACCTTTATTATGGATCAAATGGAACAAAGGTGCAGGTTGGTGAGTATTATTCTGGAACGGCTGGTTCAACCTATGTGTTTGAGGACGATTCAGAATAACTAACCACTCCCAAATGCGTTAAGCCTATTATTGATTCTGTTCTCAAGACCAACAATAAACTTCTTCCTTCTTGGGTCAGCACCAGCCCTAGCTCTTTCATCATTTAATTGCGCTTGGCTTGCTGCAATCATAAGTTGCTTTGGATTTACTCCTCCAATAGCAGCAAGCGTCTTTGGCCCAATAGCTCCGTCAACTGCAACCTTTACTCCCAGCGAGTTTAGTCCCTCTTGGAGATACTTTGTTGCCCCGCCCATACCTCTATTAAACGCCATATCCTGGGCGAATGGCTGGATTGCTTTTGGAAGCTTCGATACGAGAGGTGCTGTGTATTCGCTGATATATTTTGCGGCTGCTTCTTCCCTGTCTTGGGCTGGCAATCCCGCAATTTTTCTGAATGCTTCTGGATGGTATCTGTCATTGATTCCAGCTACCTCATAATCTCCACCCATATCACCAGCAGGCAAGGCATATACCGAAAGATTGCCTTTCTTGTCCCTTCGACCCTCCCAATTTACCGTTGTTTTAGCTGCATTTATCAAATCAAATCCAGAGGTATCGCTTTCCACACCCTCTGGCTCAATAACATCATAACCAAGATCAGTTTTAGGTTGTTCTGGCGTGACGCTCTCAATTTGATTATTGATTGGTTGTGCCTGCCGTACAATTGGCTGTTGAACTGGAGCAGCACTAGGTTTCGGTATGTTTGCCTGCATCATCTTTTCGTAGCGTTCCATTTTATTTCTCCTTTGGTGTCAAGTAATCCTTATTGTATTTTAAGAACTGTCTTTTGCCATCTTCAGCACCACGCTCATACGCCTTTCCTAATGCCTTAATCTTGAAGTCTGCATCCATTCCATCAAATGTTGCGCTCTGGAATAGATTATCCACAAGAGCCTTTCTTCTTTGGCCGACATACTCTTGGTAGATTGCGTACTGGTTTTCATCAAGCTGGTAAGTAATTTTCTTATCCATAACATTCCTTGACGGAACAGATGGCAATGCATCGGCATTTCCAGTTTCCTTCCATAGCCTATATAGGGCTAGATTTGACTCATCGCTAGGAATTGTTCTTGATCTTGTTACATCAAGGAAATTGTACAAAAATGGATTTGCTCCTTCTGGATTTTGTTTAACTGGATTTCCCCACATGTCTCTTTTGAGTGGCAACTCTTCTGCGCCAATAGCTTCGCGCGCAAACTCCGGCATCTTTGATTTGAGAACATTTGCGAATAGTTGTAAGCTGTCATCAGTCTTTGGATCAACCATATTTTCTCGACTCGCCTTATTGAAGGCTTGCAATGTGTTCGGGAAAGGAATTGAGGAGATTGTTCCGTACAAAGACTCTAAATAGCTATCATAGTCTTCTTTTGAAATTGCATTAAGAAGAGTGTTTGTACTCTTTAAAAATGTTTGGTTGAGCGTGTAGCTTGCAACTGATGGCAAGCCTTTAAGAGTTACATCAAGAACATCTTCTAGTAATCCAGAGCCTTCATTCTTACTCAATACATTTGAATACACGTTAAAGATTGTTCCAAGGTATCCAAAATTTTCATAGCTTGATATATCATCTCCAGCTTGAATTGCTGGATCTTCACCATTCAACAGTCTTTTCAAGCCAGACATATTTATAGTATTCGGAGGCTGTGTTTCGTATTGGATTCCGCGTTCTTTTGGAGATTTTGGAGCAGATCCAGTAATAACACCAGCGCGATATAATGCGGCAGCTGCACCGCCAATAACTGTTCCAACAATGCCACTAGCAGCCATCTCTAGTGATTTAGATCTATCACCCTTGCTTGCATAATATGCACTCTTTACAAAGGCAAGCCCAGGTACTGCCAAGTTTACAACATCAGTAACAACATTAACTGGTGTCTTGGTGTATGGGGCAACAATTGACTTGGTGAGCGGTCCAACAACCGGAATACTTTTTACTGCATTGGCAACAACACCAACTACTGCCGTAAGTTTTGTGTCTTGTTGAAATGTGGCTTCTGCAGCCTCATTTGATATTCCCTTCAATTCTGCCCTTGTTGGGAATTTTACGCTTGCAATAACCTCCCTCGGAGTTTTGCCAGCCAAAATAGCTTGTTGGGCAAGAAGTCTTCCCTCTGCAAATCCTCTGGCTGGAACGTCACCAAGAGTTAACGCTCTTCCTACTGGCTCTGTATATGACCCGATTATTCCCTCGGTAAGCTTCCGTACTCGATCAATAAGAGCGATGTTTCCCTTCGCATTCGTAACCATATCCTTGCCCGTGAATGCTTGAGCAAGAGATTTGAATACCGTAAATCCCTTGATTCCTTCGCCAGCCAATGCTGAAGAGGCTGGAATGCCCTCACCCAAGAATGCTCTAATTGCTTCCTTTGTCTTTTCAGCACCACGAATCATTGCCCCTTTTGTTGTAAGGGCAGATTGTGTCATCGTCCTTGGTCGCTTGGCTACATAGCTTATTACAGCATCACCAGCGTTTGCCAATGATCTCACGCCAAGCTGGCCGACTGCTCTGGCTATGTTGAATACTGGATTCTTAACAAGAGATAATGGGCTTAGAAGCGTAAGTTGTATGGCTTGTGGAAATATCTCTCCAAGAATCTTCTTTGGAAAAATACTATCTGAATATCTTTGAAGCTTTGTTGCCGCACTAGATGCAACTTTTCTTGCATTTTCAGCAATAGCAGCAGCCTCATCTGTTAAGCTTGATCTGTAATTTGCTTCTGCCTTAATCAATTCAGCTTTTGCACTTTTGCTTGCGTTGAATAATCTAAGAACATTATCTTGCACGCCTTTAGGTATATTTCTTTTTGCTGCCTCTGCTGCCTTTGATATGGTTGCCAAATATCCAGTAGGCGTATTTAGGTACTCGCGCACATTTCTTAGGGAAACGCCAGCTAACGATGCTGCTTTAGTAAATTCATCCCAATTGATTGCGGCAGATGCTGGGTCTGCATCAATCTGCCTTGCGGCTAGTATTGCATTTGCCCCCGCCCTTTCGGCGTCATCATATGCTGACGAAGTAATACTTCTTCTCGCAATAACATTCAGCTCGTCATCGGATAGCTCTTCAAGGTTTCCCTTAATAGCACCTAGTGGAACATTCTGCCTTACCGTGCTTGGCTGAAGTGCAACCTCTGCCTTGAATGGCTCTGGTGCTTTTTCGGATTTCAACACGCGTTCAGCAGTTCTTGCAATTTTAGATCCTTCTGGAACTTCTGGCATCTTAAACTCTGGCCGTACTGTGCCAGACTCAAAGCCAGCCTCGCCAACTACGCCTGGGCGTATTGGTTGTTGGCCTTCGATAGTTCCAATAACCTCTGATGGTTGCGGCTTTGCCTGTAATGAAGGAACAGCTTTAGGTTGTAACAATTGCTGGAATTTGTCGATAGCTCTTGTTGGTCCTGCAAGCCCAGCACTAACAGCTATAGGAGCAGCAATCTCAAGAGACTTTGTGGTTATAGGGAACATTGCTATATCGGCCTCGCGCATTCTTTGATAATCCGCATAGCCCTGCTCGCCTGCCAAGATTCTTGCAAGACCAGCCTGCCCCATCTTGCCAGCCTCATATCCAGCAGTTCCACCAACTAATCCTCCAGCAAGTATTCCAACTGGACCAGCAGGTGCGCCAGCAACACCTCCAAGGATTGTGCCAGCAACAGCACTAGCTCCAGGTATAATTTGTTCCCCGACCGACCTTAACGATGCCCCAACAAGTGTTGGTGGCTTTTCCTCAATACGAACAACCCGACCATCCTTGGCCTTCCCAACGGCAAATCCAACGCCTTTATCTTTATCAAATCCAGAAGATACAGTAAGCACGCCCTCATCCATTGCCTTCCTAACGGCTGGCAACGCTGCTGGTTGGATCATTCCCTTTTGGATTGCTTCTTCGGTTGGAGCGTATCCTGCGGATATAGACCCATCTGGCCTTGTCTCTGGAGGTAAAGCCTCAAGCGCATCTGTTGCCTTGAGCAACGCTTCTTGTTGAGATAGTCCAGACTGAAGGTTTTTATTTACTTCATTTGCTAGAAAATCAGCACGCTCTGGTGCGTAAACGTCAAGCGGATTCCCGCCCTGCGAAACGTAGTCTCGCTTGATTTGGGATAGGTACTGCCTATCTGGTTCGATTACTTCAAATGATTCCGAAGGCGTTGGTTTAGCGTTTTCTGGCTCAATTACATCATAGCCAGCATTCTGCTGATCTGCCTTTACCTCTGGCTCAATAATGTCAAACCCCAAGTCGGGACTTGCCATTGGATTATTTTATCCTTACTTTTCCGACACCTGGAATATAAACAATATCTCCAGCTTTTGCCCCGCCTTGGATTGCCTCGTCTCTTGATTTGTAGGTAGGAACTGCTTGCTGTGTTTGTGGCTGTGCGGATGGCTGGGCTGTTGGTTGCTGTGCGGCAGGCCTTGCAACCGAAGGCATCCCATAGCTTTGTGGCATTTGAGTATCTTGTAATGCCTGCATCTGAATCCCAGCAGCGTTACGCCTTTGCTCGGTTTCAATTATTTTTTGTTCAATATCCTTCTGTTGCTGTGCGTATGGTTTCCCAAACAATGCTCCAGGCAAGAAATCTGGACCAGGCTTTACATTTCCACCAGCTTGAGAAGCTTGAATATCCCTCTTTTTTTGTAAATTTTGCTCAAGTTCAACCTCATATTTTGCCATATCAGCTTGATGCTTTGTAAATTTCCTAGATTGCTCTAGTTGCCAATCAACTTGCCATTGTTTAGCCTTTTGTAGTTTTTGTTCTAATGGCAATGACTTAAATGGAATTGATTCTCCATTTACATCAATATTGAAATTTTCGTTTGCCATAACTTGATTCGATCTTATGGCTTCCTTTTCTTGCGCAGCTTGATTATAGGCATTTAATTGAGCCTGCTGAACTTGTTCTCCCAATGCAGCTCTTCGCAATGCGTCTTGATCCCCAAAAGTTTGTGGGAACATCTGCGCTAAATCTAAGTTAATTTTACCCATAAATCTCCTTAAATTGATATGTTAGGTATCAATGAACCAATGCCAGAAGCAATTGCTCCGAAGTTCTGCGCGCCACTCGGCTGCCTAGAAATCGCACCAACCTGCGCGCCGTAGGTGCTTCCAAGATAATTAGCCTGCGATCCGTACAAGCTTGTAAACGCATTTTGCAATGCAACAGGAATCTCTGGGCTTGTTGTCTGATAGAAGTTAGCAGCCGTAGACGGCTGTTGATTAAACCCACCAGGCAAGGCTTGATTGGCCTGGATGTAGCTCTGCATTGCACCCTGCTGTTGGGCTGTCCGCTGGCCTGCAAGATTGTAGATTGAAGGTCCGCCACCAATGAAGTTGGCGGCTGCACCAAGCCTGTTTTGACGCAATGCGTCACGGAATGCTATGTCAGCTTTGAGGGCGTCACCAGTTGACAAGCCAGACCCAAGGAAGCTTTGTGCTGCACCATAGCGTGCAAGCTTGCGTTGCTCGCCAGCAGCACCGATCTGAGCTGCCTCCTGCACTGCTGGTCCAATTCCAAAGATGTTGCCACGTGCAGTCTGTGCTGCTCTGGCTGCCTGCTCGTATCCACGCCGTTCTTCCGCACCAATGGTTGATCCAAGGCGTAATTGATTAAGAGCCTCGTCTTCGATGGTCTTGCGGATCTGCTCAGTCTCTGGCGTGGTCGTAGCACCAATTGGCTCAGTTGCCATTTGGCGATACTGCTGACCCAAGCCAACCGCAGTGCGGTAGGAATCTGGATCAATCTGGAAAAGCTGTTGTGAAGCACGCTCTTCGGGTAGCTGGACGAAGGATCGGAAGGATGTGATCTCCTTTAGCCCTTCGGGGCTATCCATCGTAATGGGCGTGAAATTCTTTTGCATATCCTGCGCGCCAGTTACTGCGCTAGTTACGCTCTTCAAGTCATCGTTGAGTTGCTTGACGAATACTTCTGAAGAAGTACGCCTAGCATCACCAGCAGGAAGTTCGGCAAGAAGTTTGTTGGCCGTGTTAAGTCTTTCGGTAATCCCAGCAATCTGAGCGTTTCCGCGCTCAATAACGCTATTTAGGCGGGATAGCTTTGAGTTGTTGTAATCGTCAACGATCTGCTGATCGGAGACTTGGAAGTTTAACATCGACCCAAGATCAGACGATCCGTAGTTACGCCCAGCAGAAAGTTGGGATAGGGCTTGATTAAATTCTGGACCAGCGTTAGGATTTTGCATTCCACCTCCACCAGCAGTCAATGCTTGAATCTGAGAAGCAAGAGAGTTGCGAGTATTTTCTTGGCTTGTGACATCGGCAAGACGCTTTTCGTATGTGTCCTGTAGGTTCTTTAGATTTGATTGCTGTTGCTTTGCCACTTGATTTTGAGCTTCAACTATGTTCGTGTATGGAAAACCACCAGCGTTTTCATTGTAATAACGCACATCATTTGTTCCTGGTCGTGGTGACGGATAGGTAGAAATTGTTCCGTCCTCATTAACCTTGTATCTCGCTGGATACCTAGATGCCAATTGTTCTGCAGTACTTCCAATTCTTTTCATTCTTACGCCTTTAACTCTGGACTGCCAATGTTCGTGCCAATCGTGCCATAGAAATCAACTGGTCCTGGCTGGCGGTTAAACGCTACATTCTGCTCAACCGAGGCATAGGGCGATGTGCCATAAAGACGCTCGAACTGGCGTGTCATCTGATCGCCTAATCCACGATTCAAGGCATACGCCTGTGGACTAGTCTCATACTGCCTGCGGAGTGATTCTAGGGTGCGCTGTGGGCCGTATTGACGTTCTAATTGCATCCCAGCCTGCACGCCTGCTTGTTGATCTAATGCCGACAATTGACGCTCTAAAGCACGTTGTTGGGGCATATACTGCACGCGAAGCTTATTCTCAAGCTCTGCCATCGCTGGGGCTTTCTCGATGTAGGTATCAATGTTCGTTCTGTACGCAGCAGCATTAGCCTGCGCCACCGCATTCGGATCGGGCGGTGGCGGAGGTGCAGGAATTGAAGGTCCTCCACCCATGTTAAACTCTAGCCTTTCGCATAAATGTCATATAGTCGTAACTCCTTGGTTTACCAGAACGATTAAAGGTGATCCGCTCGCGGGGACCAAAACGCTCCCAAAGGAGCAACAGCAAGCATCTCAAGGATTTAGCACCTTTTGAGGAGATAGTCAAATCAACAAATACATTCTGACCATCTTCGCTATGCACATAATGCTTAGGCTCTTGCCCGTCCTTTATACACCTAGCCAAAGCCACCCCAGCAATGCCATCCTTGTCCTCGACTACGCCAACCATACCCTGCTTCTCAAACCAACCAAACCACTCAGCTAGGTTGGGCCACATAGCCTCTGGAACACCACTTTGCTCAATGTACTCAACAGCCGTCATATTGTTTGCTGGATCTGGACTGTATCTGGATTGGCCGCAGCCGTGATCTGGCGGATAGCCATCTTGTTTGCTGGTGTTGAAATCTTGATATTAAGCAATCGCCACTTCTCGTACTTGCGTAGATCGCTTGCCAGCTTCTTCTTGACGGATGTTGGAAGAACGGCTGGGAGCGTAAATGGGAGTGTTAATACTGAACTTGAAATGTCAATGTTGGACTGAACGTCAATGTCTCCAACGTCAATATCACGCTGGATTGCAACAGTGGCATCATTTGAAAACGAATTGTCAAAGATGACCTCGAAATAGCTTCCATACTTTAGCGAAAATGGATCGCCAAAATTAAAGTCTTTGGTGCGTACATAAGACTCGTAATCAGTTCCAGCGTCTTGATAATCTGCGGACGTAGTACCAGCGGGAGACTTGTAGCCAGCATACTTCTCAATGATCCCATTGGTCTTCTTAAACATCGCCCTAGAGCCTTCTTGATTAAAGTTCGTAAGCGTGAACTGCATAACCTGCGGACTCCAAGTTCCCTCGAATGCGCCTAATGCTGTATTGTAAACCAAGAGCGTATCGTTGTAATCGTTTGATCCAGTAGGTATGGCAAGGAAGTAGCGGTTGTCGTAGTAGATTGCTGTAGCCACCCTAATAGAATCTGTATTGATGCTCTGGATAACATCCTTGACTATCTCTGAAACTGGTATGCCAACTGAGCTAAAGTCATCCGCCACAGACCGAACAAGCGATCTGATGCCGTTATCGGATAAGAACAGAATGTCGCTACTTACTTGCACCGCAGTGCCAGTTGCCACGCATCCAGTATTATTTGAAATGATCGAAACAATCCAGTCCGCACCAGACGTAGCATCGCTAGGAATATCAACCTGGAACACTCTGCGCTTCTTGAATACGATAAGCCTATTCTTATAGTAAGGCACAACAGCCGTAATCTGATCTCCGTCATCGCCGTTGACAACGATGCTGTTGGTCGATGCCCATACAGAAGGATCAAGGATGTCGGAAGCATAAAGCGTGTTTCTATTTGCACCAGAGCCAACGCCAAACAATCTGTTCTCAGCATTAACCAAAATCCTAATCCCAGCTGGAGGCGCACTGACTGTAGCCGTAGCCGTAGCACCAGAGCCATTGCCAATGATTGTAACGGTAGGGGCAGTAATATAGCCAGACCCGCCATTAACAACCGTTACGCCAGTAACAGCCCCACCAGCGACAAGCGTAATCAATTCTGGCATTGTGCCGCCAAGTGTAGGTCCAGTAATGATTGCGGTTGCGCTGGTGTACCCGCTGCCGCCACTTGTTACTGTTATCGCCCTAACCTTGCCGCCCTGCCTCTCAACCGCAGTTCCATCCCAAAAGTGTAGGTCACTATCGGAATCAGATAGAAACATCTTGTCAACAAACTGTGCGAAAGATACTTCAATGTCTTCTGCCACGCTGTAGCCGTCTCGCCATTGAACCTGCTCTGCTGTCCAAGTTATGTTTGTATTAGCCCATTCTTGGTATCCAATATGAGGAGTTGCGCTTCCGCTTGATTCAATGCTGTAAAATTTACCACCAGTAACAGTAAGCAATTGCTGGTATGCGGATGTCTCGTAGTACCGCATTCCTCCTACTGAAGTTACCGCGCTAGTTGCGCCAGTAGCAAAGCTTGTCGCGCCTACGCGAGTTTCAAGATTACCCTTTGGCGAAAGGGTCATATTGTACAACTCTTGTACTTGGTTCTCGGCTAGTAGGTCGGATTGTAAACCGCTGGCTTGACCACCTGTAAAATTGCGTATTCCGTCAAAGGACAGAACATCGTCCAAATTGTCGCTGTAATAAGGCATAAGCCTCCTTTACGCCGAGAACATTTCTTCTATGGTTAGCTCGCCTAAACTTTGCGGAGTGATCTGCTTCACTCCTCCAACCTGGCTCAACTCGTAGTTAGCCATAGCCGCAAGGTCGGAGTTGGCAGTCTGCGTGATGGCCTGCGCCTTGGCATACTGCCGTTCACGCTCTAGGGCATCAGAATGCGTCAAGGCTAGAACCAAGTGATGAACATGGGGTAAGCGAAGTTCGTCATCCAGCGCAGCTTGGGATGGAGGAAAGTCAACGATAACATTGGTGCGGGTAAGGCATTTTAACTTCTCCACAACACGCAATGGGATTGTGCCAGATGTGGCAAGCCTTGGGTAAAGGTTAAGCTCTGCAACGCCACTGCTGTTACGGCCAGTAAAATGATATGTATCTGGATCGCCAGTACGATCATCTGAAAGCAGTCCTGGGTCTTGGCTGATGATTGTGGCTAAGTCAATCGGGTCAACTTCTGCATCGTTGTAAGCTACCGAGAGAGGGGTTTCTACATTGCTCCCAAGCGTGATTAAACGATTCGTGCCAACCGAATAGGTGGAGTTGGTGACAGTCTCGCGCCAAGGCGCAAAGTCCCACACGCGCCGATAGGCTAGGCTTGCGGCCTTCTGCAAGAAGGTAAGCGTATCCGAGTCGGTCTTGCCAACCTTCTCGCCTGCATATTGGGCGATTTCAGTAAGGGTCATTTAGATGTTTGTTTCTTCAGCAGGAGCAGGCTCGTCAGCAGGAAGCGGTTCATTGCCATCTGATACCCATTTTAGATAGTCTTGATAATCCGTGTTAGCTGGATCGAATGGAATAAATGAGTTATCATAAATCCGTATAACGCCACAGCTTCTACCAAATAGTTTAACAGATTGTTTGTACATATTATAACTCCGAAGAATATGCAAAAAATGCGTTTGCGTTTGATGCGTATAATGTGACGGCAACAGTTTGACCAATGTTATTATTTTGCGCTATCCACCAACAGCTTGCTGGCGATGTATTAGCTGCCTGCAAGTTTGTGGCCGTCCTTGTTGTGGCTGCAACATAAATAGTAAAATCTGAAGCAGCACTTACAGATGCAACTGGAGAGCTTCGCATCGTTGGAAATGTATCTGGAAAATCTTGCTGAACATTTGTTACTACTGCATTCCCAGCAAGCGCAAGACCATTTATAGTTAGAGCAGCTTTCTTTAGGTAATACCTCTGGCACAACGCCAACTCCGTCCCAATCGGCCTACGCTCAAAATCGGTTGCGGTTGAGCCTGCTTCGAGTTGGACTCCCGTAATATAGAAGGTGGCTCCGCTTGTGCCGACAACGGAGGTTGCGCCACTGGATGAAATAAGATTTGATCCAGCCCATGCACCAGCAGTTCCGCTAAATGTTGTTCCCACTCCAAGCCCAATACAAACAGTAATACTACAAGAATTGTCGGTAGTCCATGTCCCAGATGTATCGCCAGCAACAGTTATTGTTTTCTTCTCCCATGTATTTGATGCAGATATTGAATACGAAAAAGGATATGATCTATCTGCACCAGCTATCTTATTTCTTACTGCGCCCCCAAATGTTCCAGTTAGAGACGATCTTACCCAGAATGATATTGTAATTGATTGCGCAGATGCAGATCCAAAGGCAAGATCAGAAACATTAAATCCTTCAATTCCCTGCATTACGTAAAAGAAGTCTGATGCCCCGACTGTGTATGCTGATGACGATGTTATTAGCAGGCTGTTTGTAAATCCAGATGGAGCAGTTGTTGATCTTTGTGCCGTAAATTTTGACGCAGCACTGCCAGCAAAGTCAAATCTATCCAAACAATAAGCATCGGTTGTTCCGTTTGAAACACTTGCCCCAGCATTCCTCTGATCAATCCGCATATCACCATTGATGATGCGGTTGCGGAAGCCAGTAAAGCCACTCGTAATGGCAGATGTGCTGGCAGTTGTTACTCGCCCTTTTGCATCAATGGCAAGAACTGGAACTGATGTTGCCCCGCCATAAGTGCCAAGCGTCACGCCAGAAGTGCCAAGCGTTCCTGTTCCCTGGCTAATCGTGAAGTCACCAGCAAGGGTTGTGGAGAGATTGCCAATAGTTCCAGTTGTGCTGTTAAGCGTGGCAACTGTTCCAGACGTAAAGATTCCTGCTGTGCCAGTTGTAGTTCCAGCCGTTAATGTGGGGATAAGCGCGGTTGTAATTGTCCCGTTTGTAATAGTTCCATTCGTGATGGTAGCCGCAGTCGATGTCGTTGTTCCAGCGGTAAGGTTAGGAATCGTGCCAGTAGTAATGGTCGCGCTGGTGCTTACTGTCCGATTGCCAGTAGCCGTACCATAAGTCAACGCGCCAGTAAGGTTAAAGCTTGTAAATGTTCCAGCGGTAAGTCCGTCATCAAGAAGATTCTGAACCGTTACCTTGCGTGGGGCTAGAGATGCGTCAACGCTGTCTGGAGCGATGAGTAGCAAGTCAGCCGTACCAATGGTTGTGATCTCCTGCTGGTTCTTGATGATCGCAGAATTGACAAGCGCGGTGTCAATTAGGTTATGCAGGCCAGCCGCAGTAACCGTACCGTTAGTGGAGAAGGTCTGCTGACGATTGATTATGTTTGCCATATTAAGCTGTAAACCTCAGTGCGGTTGCAAAGAATGTGCCAGCAGGGATTGTGCCAGCAGTTGAGCCTTGGTTTTGGATTGAGTATTCAACAAAATTTGTTGCTGCTGGATAAAGAGATAGGCTGATATTAACTGTACCAGTAGCTGAACCCAGCGAGTTTAATGAGCCAATAATCATATCTCCAAGCGCGACACCAGTTAAACCAAAGCTTCCAGTAGTAGCGTCTGCTGAGTTATGTTGGGCAACTGTAGCAGAGGTAAACGCTGCTGTGCCAAAGCTGACCGCAGTTAGCTTCGGACCACTTGCCCCAACTTGGAGCGTTCCAACCGTTCCTAGGCCAGTATTGTTAATCGTTGTGGAAGCAATCGCGCCAATTGTGGCCGTGCCAGTAGAGGCTGTAATGCTAGTTCCAAAGGTCGCTGGGCCAGATGCAAACAGCGTACCAATCGTAGCCGTTCCAGTTGACGCTGTTATGTTTGTCCCAAAGGTAACCGCACCAGTAAGGATTGATGCTCCATCGACAGCAAACGATCCAGTGCTTTTTACGCCAGTAGTAGATAGCGATAGAGCCGAAGACGTGTCATCACCATCAGTAATAACCTGCAACGCGCCGTCAATGCCACCAGTGGTGAAGGTCTTGAGAAGCTGTGCAAAGCTACTACTAATGGTCTGTGTTCCAAGTGTGGGCATTTAGTCTCCTAGTTAGAAAGGCGGTTTTTAAGGACATCCCAGGCCATTGAGCAAGCAAGCCCTATCAGCCCAGCTACAGCCAGAACCTTCGTCCGCAGGTGTTCTAGCGCACCTAATCTATTAGCAACATCCCCGTGGAAAGCAAGTGACCTTTCGATCATAGATATAAGCGTCATCTGGCGTTCTTCCATCCTGGCAAGTCGCTCTGACACGTTGGCAACCTTGTCCCTAAGATCCGAAACCTCATCAAGACTCACGACCTTTACCCTCCAAGTATCTTAGTGAAACTGCAAGATGGACAACGGCATCCACAACCTCGTCCCGATCCCGCCCTTCCTCGACAATCCGCTTGATGCTTCTGTTGACAGATAGGAGATGCTTTACCTTGCCAATGTACTTGGTCTCCTTTACCATGTTGTTGTTCTCTACGGCAAACTTTAACGCCTCCTTGAAACAGGCGTATTCTTGCCCCGTCATTAAGAAACGCAAACTCAAATTGGTCAGCCACATGGCGATGCGTTTCATTTGACATTACCAGCGTCCGCGGCTGCTCCCATATCGGAATAGCGAGGCAGTACATTATTGTTATCTACTGGCTTTGGCGAGCAGGAGCAGAAGAAAAGAGTGAGGATGAGGAGGGGCATTATTGTACGTCCAGCAACCAGTGATTTGATTGAATAATTGCGGATGGAGTTGCGGTTGGAGCAACGCTTGC